AGCCCTTGCCCAAGAGAGGAAGGAGTACAGACAAGAAACGCCCAGAATCTCCGAAATGCCCGTATATCCCCATTTTCAGCCCAAATTCCCTCCCCAACGCCCAATACCAGAATCGAATACCCCTTGACAAAGATAAGATACCCCCCTAGGAAGTGGGGGTATCTATCTTTGCCAATATCGGGGCTGGGGCCTCTTCTCAAAGATAAAAGATACATGTATCCGCGAATTCGGGAATACATCTTTCACCCTAGGGGTTGCACGTATTAGCCACACACAACTTTGAAGGAGATATTATGTGGACGATACTACAATACGCAGGCATGGTGGCCGTGATGCTGTCTGTCATGGTCGTCGGGGCGTTATTGCTGGCGTACTTGACCGGGCGAGCGGACCGGCCTGGACGGTCGTTGCCGACGTTCTTTGAGCTGATGGACCGGGCCTACGAGATAGGTAAGGGGAGGGGTGCATGATGAGTGAACCCGATATCTCGATCCACACGTCTTCCCAGCGAAAAGTCCACATACCTGATCCTGCTGTTTTGGCTGAACGATTAGTAGAATTGGCAGATGCGTTGCAGGCGTTTGTAGAAACTTTCGTGGTAGAAGACACCGAATGAAGCTACTCACTACTGAGGAGCTGTCGGAAATCCCGCGGCCCCGGTGGCTGATTGAGGACTTCATTGCTGAGAAGGCGACGACAATGATCTATGGCCCGTGGGGTCTGGGCAAGTCGTTCATGGCTCTGGATATGGCATTGACTGCCACCACTGGTGGGGAGTGGAACGGGAGAAAGATTGAGCGGCCGCTGCGGATCATGTTCATCGTGGCCGAGGGTGCCGCCTGGTGGTACCGACGCCTCCTTGCGTACGAACGTGCGCGGGGCCCCGTGGACCGGGAGATGATCCTGTGGATACCTGAGCCTGTGAACCTGTACCAGAAGGGGAATCCTGAGCTGTTGTGGCTCGAAGAGAAGATCGCTGAGTACGAGCCGGACGTGTTGTTCATCGATACGTGGGTGCGCTGTTCTGCGGCGTACGGCATGAACGAGGACAAGGCGACAGACACTGCCATGGCCTACAAGAACCTCGACTACCTGCGGGACAGATACGACGTTACGCCGGTGATCGTTCACCACCCGACGAAGGGTGGTGTGTTCCGTGGCTCTGGCAACCAGGGCGCAAGTGTCGAGCGGATCATCAAGCTGGACGAGGTCGAGGGCTTCAAGGGCTTTGTCGTCCACGACGAGAAGGGCAATCACACCGAGTCGTTCCCGGACTTTCGTATGCAGTTCCAGACTGTGGACCTGAGTGACCTGGCGGAGGATTTGACCTCGGCTGTGGTCGAGTATGAAGGTCTTGCGCCGTCTGGCGACGGCGACACGCTGGACACGAAACTATGGAACGCCACACACATGTTGATCCCGGATACCGGTTGGACGGCCAAGCAGTTCAAGGACTCAGCAGTCATCAAGAGCGGGTCGGTGTCGAAGGCTCTCAAGTCATTGGTTCTGAAGGGCCTGCTGGAGCAGTCCGAGGATCGCGGACCTTATATGAAAGTGGGAATAGAATGAGCCCTATACGCGTTGTACCGGTTAAGACCACAATGGCACAGATCTATGAGGAGGAAAGACAGATGGCAGACTACGAGAGCCACCCTATCCATGGAGTGCTCGCGGACATGGCGGCTCTCGTAGAGAGTAAGGCCAACGACTACGCAGACTCCGAAAACGTCTACTCGAACTTTGAAGGTGCAGCACGCCTGACGAACAAGACCGTCGATGAAGTCTTTCACATCATCACCGGTATCAAGATGGAGCGGCTACGGCAGCTCATGGCGGGTAAGACCCCAAACCATGAGAGCCTCGAAGATACGCTGATGGACGCAGCGAACTACTTCGCTCTCTGGTTGGGGTACCGTCGCCAGGAAGAGGACCGGCTTGCTTCGATGGTTGTGGGGAGCATCATCTCTTCGCAGAGTGAGAGGCTCGTCACGAATGAATACGAATTACAGCTTGACAGAATCGACGCGGAGGTGTAGAATGGAACATGTCTTTTCAACTGACCCTCCTATCATCGTAGTTGAGGATGAGGACGACAACATCGATGATGTCGTGATCTTCCACGTTTACGCTGAGGGAGAACATGTGGGCATGGCCTACACAGCACAGGAAGCAAAGGAACTAGCACAAGAGGTCTTCGCCGCACTGACAGGAGAACCTCAAGAGGAGGACGGATTCTAGTTGGGTAGGACGAAGACAACCCGATCCGGGAAGATCAAAGCACAGTCGTTCAAAGTAGTGCGGGATCTCCCGGACGTGTATCTCCCTCCTCCGCCAACATCGAAGGGCACGACTGCCTGGAAGGTGTGGGCGAAGGAGTCGTTTCTTGAGCTCCTCCGCCAAGGCTTCTCGATCCAGGGGGCCGTAGACTTTCTGGGTGTGAGCCGTGGTTGGTGGGAGAAGAACAGCGAGCGCGACCCCGAGTGGGCTGTACTGGCACGAGCGATTCGGAGTGGGGACGACCCATCGACTGCTGAGGCCTACCGTAACTGGCCAGATATCTCTTGGATGTCCTACACTCAGTTTGCGGATGAATACTTGGGCCTGAAGGTCTTTGAGCACCAAGAGCCAATCGTGACAGCGTTGGAAGACCCCAACATCAATAAAGTGATCGTCAATGGGTTCCCTGAGTCAGGGAAGAGTACGCACGTCTCCCTGGGCTACGTGCTATACAAGCTCTGTCTCAACCCCGATACCCGTGTGGCGATTGTATCAAAGAGCACCTCCAAAGCCCAGGACATTCTCCGCCGCGTCAAGAGGTACATGACCGAGGAACACCTCTATGACAACACCCAACGAAATCTCATCCAAGACTTCAAAGGCTTCCGGCCGGACACTCATTCTAGTCACCGATGGGACGCTGAGCAAATTACTATCCGTCAGAGACGATCTGGTGAACGAGACCCTTCTATCCAGGCTCTCGGAATCGGCGCGCAAATCTACGGGTCGAGACTTGACCTTCTCCTACTGGACGATGCCCTTACGCTAGAGAACCAGATGACGGAGAACCGGCGAGCGAACCTCGACTCTTGGTTTCTCCAGGAAGCCTCGTCTCGCGCGCACAAAGGCGAGATTGTTGTAGTGGGCACGCGTGTGCACCCACAAGACAACTTCCGCTCGTGGAAAGAGGCATGGAAGGATGACCCCCACTCAGCCTTTGTGAATATCCCGGCCATTGTCGGAGAAGGTGATGCGGAGCTATCCACTTGGCCGGACTACTGGCCGTTGGATGGCCAGATGATTCTGGACGAATTCAACGGACGTGAGTACTACCAGAAGGGCCTGCGCGACATCCGTAACGAGATGGAAGCTCTCGGTGTGTGGCGCTGGCGCCTGGTATATCAACAAGAGGATGTGGGCGACGATGCCACCATCTTCTCACAAGAAATGATCGATCGAGCCCTTGAGCTTGGTGAAACACGAATGTTAGGACAGGTGCACCCACATGAAATCCTCATCCTCGGCATCGATCCAGCCCTCTCAGGGCGAGCCGCATCACTTGTACTTGCGTATGACCCACGAACGAGAGTGCGTACTGTCGTTGATCTTCTGGTCACGGACAAACTTGGAGCCACCGGCATTCGTGAAAAACTCATGTACATGTTCTGGGAAAAGTACCACCCCCAACGAACCTTGATCGAGGTAAACTATGCACCAACTCTCATGGGCGATGACGTCCTCAAATCCCGAGCCCACGCAGCTGGAACTCTTCTCTTACCCCATACCACCTACGGCCGAGGCCGAAAGCGTGGATCCATCAATGATGAAGAGTATGGGATCGCGGCGGTTGCTCCGCTCTTTGGTGGAGGCCTCTACGCACTCCCATCCGCCACACCACAAGACCGTAAGCGTCTCGAACCTCTGATCGCAGACATGCAGGCTTTTCCATATTCCGATACCAAGGACGCTCTTGTGGCTCTGTGGATAGCGGAAGGTGAGATTCCAACGATTGCGGCTACCCCTCCAGATGTTGAACACACCATCCAATCACGCAATCTCCCGCCTGCTATTGCGCGGCGCTTGAGGCGTGGCCGACAAACCACTTGACAAATGCTGGAGAATGTGCTATTATGTCCGACATGAAATCAACGTGGTTGGTAGTCCACCCAAGATCTATGCTTATGGCGCTTGAACTTGTAGAGTCCGGTGAGCCGCCTGAAGAAGTCATGTTGAAGGTTCTAGACTGGGCCCACGCCAGTATGGAGGAACAACCCGAAGATGACAACGCTTGAGACCCTTGCCCAAGTTTCGCCTAGTACCTCACACTTCAAGAAGGGAGCCGTAGACCAGGCCTACTCAGGGTTCGAGGTCAAGCTTGCTAGTGGTAGCGACTGGACGCGTAGGGATCTTCTCATCCAGGCACATGCTGAATGGAAGGACCGCGTCCAGGCTGTGACCCGCATCATCAATGGAGACTGGTGGAGGGTATGGCCTGACCTTACTCGTGAACCCCTGGCACCTACCGTTGCTAACACTATTGAGCTTGGAGTTTCTCACTTTGCCGCTATTGGCGGCTCCATGGTACCATCCATTCGTGTGCCGGTCCCCCATATGGAGGGTGGCCCCGAGGGATATCGAGGCGCTGCCAAGCGGGAGCGTCGAGTCCGAGAAATCGAAGACTCCTCCAATATCCACAAACTGCTGGCACAGTGGTTCGGGGACTACTCAGGTACCGGAGCCGCCGCCGCTTTTGTCTGGGCAGACTTTGACAAAGACCCAGAGATGCGCAATCCACAGGTCCACCGCCTCGACCCTCGCCATTACTACCCTGTGGTCAATCCGCAGGGCGAGGTAATCGAGTGTCTTGTGGCACGTAAGATACACTCCTATGAACTCACCAGGAACTTCCCCGAGATTGAGAAGCAGCTGGACTCTGACTCTATTGTTGAGGAATGGTATTGGTTCGAGCGGGATCGTCTTCGCCACATGCTCGTAGACATCTCTCCCAAGGGGAGGAAGATGGAACGAGGGTGGAACCTTGTGGATGTGCTAAACCCAATGGGCGTTGTACCTGTTGTAGAGATTTCACGGCCAACCTTTGATGGCGAACGTCGCGGGATGCACGATCAAACGATTCACATCCTTCGTGTTCAGCATCATCTGATGGCTTTGACCATCGAACGTACGGAGGAGGAGACTTACCCTGCTGTCGCGGGATATGATGTAGAGGGCCTAGATCGATTTGGGCCTGGTGCTACAATGACCTATCGTTCGGGCGAAGGCAAGATCGATCGCTTTCAGCCTACCTCACACTTCGATGTCAAAGACCTCATCCAGAGACTGGAGAACCAAGCCCGATTCCAGTCTGTGTACCCAGTGCAGCTCACTGGTGATCCGGGAGCGTCGATCGCTTCGGGTCGGGCAATTGCTGCCTCCCAGGGTGCACTGGATGCGCGCCTTGCTCAAGCCCACCGTGATTTCGAGTGGTTCCTAGAGCGAGTTTCAGGCCTTGTCCTCCGAGTAGACGAGAACTTCTGTTTCGGATCTAAGACTATCTATGGAGATCAACATGATCGAAAGAAGCCCGAAACCTTCAACCCCCAGCGAGACATCGCCGGAGCCTACGAAGTATCACGCTCCTATGGATTGGGGGCAGGGTCCGATCCTACCAACAGGGAAACTCGATTGCAGTTGCACTTGTCAAGCGGGCTCATATCCAAATTGCGGGCACGCGAAGAGCTCGACTTCTTAGAGGATGCCGAGCAAGAAGAGAAGCAGGTCCAGAAGGAACAAATGATCCTGGCCGTTTCTCAAGGCATTGTGGCACAGGCAGCACAGGGGGGCCCGGATATCGCTCTTATGTACTTCAATCTACTCAATGACCCCGATCTCACGATGGAGGAAGTCCTTGTCACGTTCTACGCCGAACAACAGGCCGCGGCGCAGGCCGCCGCAGAAGCTCAGCAAGGCGGAGCTGGAGGTAGTGTATCGAGCAACCCGCTCCAAGCCATCTCGTCCGCGGAGAGCCTCTCCCGAGGGGGGATTCCTGGGAACGCTGAAGGGCTCCCTGCATCAGCAGCTCTTCCGAGTCTACCTGGAGTTCTGGGCCCTGGTGCACCGGCGCAAGTCGCATAGGAGGTCGTAGATGCCTAATGCATCCGATATTGCCGACAGCATTGAGCCTGGGAGTACCGAATATGGTGATCGCCAGGTCATAGAAGATCGTATCCAGCAAGCTGCTGTACAGCGAGCTGAGCCTCGTACGCCCGGAGCTGTGAGCGGAGCTACTCGTGATCGTCTCTCGCAGGGGCCTGTGTCCAACCTTCCTATTACGTCTGGCCTCTCTGTGGGTCCAGGCGCCGGACCGGCCGTATCTGCCGGACCTTTGGAGGGGCAGGACATTGAACAGTTTCGCCTCATTGCACAGAATGCCCGTAATCCGCTACTTCGCAAGCTCGCCCGAGATGCCCTGACCGCGATCGTCCGACGAGGTGCGTAATGCCTCGTGAAGGAAGAGAAGACCTCCGTGATGCGGAGAAGGGATTTTCGAAGACTCCTGCCAAGCAATATCTCGCTCCAGAGCAGGCCTATCAATACGAGGACTATGGCCTGAACAAATCGGCGGCTGAGATCCTGCTTGGACGAGATCCCGAGACGCCCCCGTGGTTGGATTCGGTTCCCGCTCAAATGTACATCAAGGCGTCGGGCAACCGACCCAATATCCCCGAGATCCTGACGCTTGCTTTCTTCAGTCAGAATCGAGAAGATGCCCGCAATCGGCAATACGGGAATGTGGATCGCCAGTATGGGAATGAGCTCGATTCTGCCTATCGCCTTCCTGACGGGACGATCGATAACCAACTCCTGGAGCAAGACCGTTTCATCGTGAAGTTGGAGAACATCTACTACCGTTCTAAAGGCACAATCCCACTTCAGTTCTTCGTAGACAATGCTGAGGACATGGACCTGCTGGAGGGTGTGGACCCAGACACTGTTGCTCAGCTTTTCCGACTTCAGGGTGGACAGGACCGATATCGTCAAGCCCAGGCCGTAAAGGAAGCTGAGTTCAACCGAAGCCAGGAGGCCATTTTCAGTGGCGTTTTGGAAGATTTCACCCCCGCCTCAATTGAGGCTGCTGAGGAGGCGGTTGGAGAAATGGTTGTCGCAGGGAGCGACGGGCAGACGGTCAACGATTTCATCGATGCCGCTAAGGAGCGTTGGGTTGATTTCACTACCGGTGCTGACTACCTGTGGGATGGCGCTTGGGCCCTAGCTTCGAAGTGGAACATCTTTCAGACGGGGGAGGGTACGCTTGATCCCCTTGGTGAGGTAGCTGCAGACACGGCTACCGGTATGATGAGCGGTCCCGCAATGGATGTGGCCTTACAGACTCGTCAACGACAGGAAGCAGAACGAGCGGCAATTCAGTCCTCAATGGGGATGGACCTTGAAGAATACATCGTCACAGCGGGCTTTGGGGACGCCTTTGAAATAGCTGATCGCCTGCCTCAGACTGACCCAAAGGCCTATGCCGCTATGGTAGCTGCCGCAGGCGGCGACGAGAACCTCGCCAACCAAATGGTTGTGGATGCAATTCTGTACAACGATGAGGCGGTGGAAAACGCTCGGGTTCAACAGGAACTCTACAATGACAATCTAGATCTCCAACTTCAGCAGCTTGAGAATGAGGACTTTACATGGGGCGAGCGCATCATGGATATTCTTGGGGCCTATGGGAATGTGGTCGAGACTTTCGCTGTTGGTGTGACCCTTGCAGCGGTGTCAATACTAGGTGAGGATGATCTCTTCTTTATCGATCAGCAGTATTGGCAGGATACGAAGAACTTCGATACTCCCGCCAGTGTGCTCGGTATTGAGGGGACTCTCGTGGGCCTCATGTTTAACATCGGCTCTGAGGCCATTGTCGATCCGGCGAACATCTTCCTTGCGCCGGGTCTCCGTGGAGCTCTCGGCTCTATCGATGACGTGCTTCGTCACACCTCCCGCGGTTTCAACAAGACCAAAGTTGTCCAGACAGCCGAAACGATCCGCAGCATGACAGGCGATACGATCGCTGTCCAGACGCTGCTCGGCACGATGGAGAACACCGGACTGAATGAGCTGTTCCTGGCGGTGAGCCGAGGCCATCTCAATCCGGTCGTGGGTAAGATGGTGTACTCATCTCCTCGTGTGGCCAACGCCACTAGCGATGTGGCCTTGAGTATGCTCGATGAGCTCCTCCCCACGAACCTTGCTGATGACATAATCGAAGCAGCGGGTGAACGCATCGCAGCTAAGGGTGTGGCCCCGATTGAGGTAACTTTGAATCCCTCCACAGGCCAAGCAGCGGTCACCCGTGGAGCAGATGATGCCATCTTCTATGGGCGGGAGGGTAAGGACGCCGTCCCTCTCACGGTCAAGCTTGATCCTAAGTTTGGGCTTGCTGATGGACCCATTGTGCAAGAAACCATTCAGGAAGCACTCGCGCCTGGTGGAAGTATGAACGTGCAGGATCTCTTCGATCTTCGAGAGGTTGATGTCCACAAGTCTGTGAAGACGACCCCTGAAGGGAGGGTCGTTCCCGGAACTGAATATGTGGATGAGCTCAAGGCAAGTATCGAGGAACGCGGCTTCCTGCCTGACGAGGTAGATCAGCCTATTGAGGTTCTCTATAACCCCGAAACTGGCGAGCACTTCCTTGGAGATGGGAATCACCGAGTCACAGCTCTTCAGGAGCTCGGTGATGAGGCCGCCGAGCTTCCAGTAACCATTCGGCCTATGTCGGTCAAAGAGATTGAGTTCAACGCCGACAAGTTTACGTGGGGCAAGGAGAGCGGAGTCACTTTCTTTAAGTCCAAGGTCCGCACCGACCTCTTCTCGAAGGTTTCCGATGACGCTTTAACC